AGAATTAAAAACAGGCGATAAAATAGATCATTTAACAGTAGGAAAAATACAAGGAAACAGGTTTTATCCTTTAAGAAAAGATGGCACTCTTTCTAATTCGCCTAAAGCAAGGTCAGTTTATAGTTCAATTATAGGATATGCTGATAGATATGCTAGAATACCTTATTGTCGAACAACAGAATTTACACGAAAATTTTTTGATGAATATAAAAAATCATTACCATACATAAGATTTATAGGAAAAAAATTTAAAGAATATGTTCCTGAAAGATATAATGCACAAAAAACAGCATGGAATAATACCCATGAAGATTTTAAAATACAAGGCACACCATTTACAACAGTCACTTTAAATAAAAATTTTAGAACAGCATGTCATTACGATAAGGGCGATTTACCAGAGGGATTTGGAAATCTAGCAGTATTAGAGGGTGGCGAATATTCGGGTGGTTATACTTTATTACCAAGATATGGTGTCGGTGTTGATGTTCGTAGTTGTGATTTATCTTTATTTAATGTTCACGAACTGCATGGAAATACAGAAATTAAAACAATAGGCAATGCTGAAAGAATATCAGTTGTTTGTTATTTTAGAAAAAAAATGACTGAATGTGGTAGTTCAGAAGAAGAATTAGAAAGGATTAAAAACAAATGATACACCCTATTTATATACCAAGCAAAAATAGACCAGAGGCTAAATTTTTGGAATTAATAAAAGATTTAGACACAGAAAAACATTTAATATTAGAGCCACAAGATATTGATAAATATTCTAAATGGAAAGATTATTATAAAATATTAAATTTACAACAAAATGATCAAGGACTACCTTTTGCTAGAGATTTTGGAAAAAATTATGCAGAAAATAATAAAAGCAAATGGTATTGGCTTATAGATGATGATATAACTAGATTTTACAAAACTGAAAATAAAAAAAATAAACACATAACACCTGAAGAAGCATTAACTTCAGCACAAGATTTATTTAATGTTATGCCTGTTGCTTTAGGTGCATTAGAATATCAACAATATGCATGGAGTCAAAAAAAACCTTTTAAACTAAATTCTTATGCTGATTGTGTCGTTTGTTTTAATGTTGAAAGAACAAAAAAATATAAATACGATTTAAAATTTAAACTGAAACAAGATAGAGATATGGCATTACAAATAATGACTGATAATCAGTATGTTATGAGAGCATTACAAATATCTTTTGCTTGTCCAAGTTATGGTAGCAATAAAGGTGGATTGCATGAAATTTATAAACAAAATTTAGAAAAGGTATGTGCAGAACAACTTATGAATAAATGGGGCAGTAAATATGTATCAATACAAATTAAAGACCATAATCAAGGGCAAAGGTATGATGCTAAAATAAATTGGAAAGCATTTAAGGTAGATATTCAATGAGTGAAAAAGTCAAAAAGAAGGTAGGAAGACCTAAAAAAGAGATACCCTATACATTAGCAGATGTCGAAAAATTGGCGACTATGCAGTGTACTAGAGAGGAAATAGCCAACTTTTGTGGGGTGTCAGTAAGCACTCTAAAACGTAATTTTGACCCCCCTATAAAAAAGGGATGGGATAAGGGCAAAAGGAGTTTAAGAAGAGCCATGTTCGATAAAGCTATGAGAGGAAATACAACTATGTTAATTTGGCTTTCAAAGAATTATTTAGGTATGAAAGATAAGGTGGAAACATCAGAAGAGAAAGAGCCATTGCCTTGGACAACTGATATTGAATAATGCCATTAACAAAGCCACAGGCAGAAGTTATTGGAAGTAAAGCAAGGTTTAGAGTTTTAGTTAGTGGTAGAAGATTTGGGAAAACTTTTTTAGCCATTAATGAATTAGCACGATTTGCTAGATTTCCTAATAAAAAGGTTTGGTATATTGCTCCTACTTATCGACAAGCTAAAGGTATATGCTGGTCAGATTTAGTTCAACGATTAAAATATCATAATTGGATTAGTGAAGTAAATAATAGTGATTTGACTGTAATATTACGAAATAATTCAAAAATATCTTTACGAGGTGCAGATAACGAACAATCATTAAGAGGTGTAGGATTAGATTTTTTATGTATGGACGAATTTGCTGATATAACTCCTAGTGCTTGGTTTGAAGTATTAAGACCCACATTATCTGACACTCAAGGGCATGCTTTGTTTTGTGGAACTCCAAGAGGCTTTGGTAATTGGGCTTATGATATGTATGTTAAAGGCACTAGTGATAAAGAATGGGAAAGTTTTAAATACACAACTTTAGAGGGTGAACAGGTTCCTGATGAAGAAATATCACAGGCAAAAGACGATTTAGATGAAAGAACTTTCCAACAAGAATATATGGCTAGTTTTGTTAATTATGCTGGAATGATTTATTACAACTTTGATAGGAAAAAAAATATTGTAGATAGTTTTAATAGAAATTATGAAACATTACACATTGGATTAGATTTTAATGTCGACCCCATGTGTGCTGTCGTATCAGTTATAGAAAACGATAGAATTTTTGTAATAGATGAGATACAAATATGGTCATCAAATACAAATGAAATGGTTGAAGAAATAAAAAGAAGATATGAAAAAAAAATTATCGTATATCCAGACCCAAGTGCAAGACAAAGAAAAACATCTGCTGGTGGCATGACTGATTTAGCAATATTAAAAAATGCTGGATTAGAAGTTCGTTGTAGAAACTCTGCACCATTTGTTAGAGATAGAATTAATTCAGTTAATGCAAAATTAAAAAATGCAAAAGGAATTAATAGTCTATACATTGTAAATTCTTGCAAAAATGTAATAAAGAGCATAGAAAGACAGATATACAAAGAGGGAACTCATGTACCAGATAAAGATAGTGGTTATGACCATTTCAACGATGCTTTAGGTTATATGATTGAATATAATTTTCCTTTGCGTAGAGATTTTAAACCAAATAAACCTCGTAGGTGGAGTTAATGGCTGAATACGATAGAGATTTTTTAACAAAAAAACATAATCTTTACGAAGATAATATACGAAATTGGGAATTTTATATTCGGTCTTTTCTTGGTGGTAATGATTATAAAAATGGCTACAATTTACATCGATACATTTTAGAAACTCCAGAAGAATATGATCAACGAATTAGACATACACCAGTTGATAATCATTGTCGTAATGTAGTTCAAATTTATTCTAGTTTTTTATGGCGAGTTCCACCTAGCCGTGATTATGGAAAATTAAATGGCGATCCACAATTAGAAGCATTTATTGAAGATGCCGATTTAGATGGAAGAAGTTTTAATAATGTCATGAGAGAAATGCAAACTCAAGCATCTATTTATGGCAACTGTTGGGCAGTCGTAGATAAGCCACAAGTTAATACAAAAACAAGGGCAGAAGAATTAGAACAAGACATAAGACCATATATATCAATCTACACTCCAGAGAATGTTGTTAATTGGCATTATTCAAGAGCAAGAAGTGGAAGATTTTATTTAGATTTATTAGTTTTATTAGAAGATGTTAATCAAGAAAGAGCAATTGTTAAAGTATTTACCGAAGAAGATATTTGCACTTATGAAGTAAAAGATTATTTAAAAGAATATTCAAGTAGAGAAGTTAGATTAATTGATGAAGTAATAAATCCTTTAGGAAAAATCCCTGCAGTAAATTTATATAATCAACGATCACATAAAAGAGGAATTGGTATTAGTGATTTATCAGATGTGGCTGAATTACAACAGTCAATCTATAATGATTATTCTGAAAAAGAACAATTAATCAGATTAGCAAACCACCCCTCATTAGTAAAAACACCAAATGTAAATGCTAGTGCTGGTGCTGGTAGTATTATTGAAATGCCAGAAGATATGGAGCCAAATTTAAAACCTTATATTATTCAACCATCAGGGCAAAACCTAGATGGTATTATGAAATGTATTCAAACTAAAATAGATGCTATTGATAGAATCACACATATGGGTTCTGTAAGAGCAACAACAGGTCAAGTTGCAAGTGGAATAGCATTACAAACTGAATTTCAATTATTGAATGCTAGATTAAGTGAAAAAGCAGACCATTTAGAAAATGCAGAAGAATCAATATGGTCTTTGTTTGCTATGTGGCAAAACCAAACTTGGGATGGCACAATAGAATATCCAGATACATTTGATATTAGAGATTGGGCAAGTGATGTTCAATTATTACAAACTGCAAAAGCAAGTGGAGTAAAATCTGAAACATTTACAAAAGAAATTGATAAACAAATAGTATCTGCTGTGATAGATGATGACGATGCCATTAATACCATTAATAATGAAATTGATAATTCTACTACTGCGATTGGACAGTTTGATACACCTAGCATTGAGGGTCAAGAATTGGCTGAAGAATAGGAGAAGTCCTAATGTCAAGGCAAGAAATACTAGAAAAACTCGCAGATCAACACGAACTACAAATAAAAAAAACCCTAGAAAATTTAGAAGCAGAAATCGTAAGTAGTATTTCAAGAGCAACAGGTGGGGCAGAATTAATAGAAACTAGAATAGCCATAGAATTACGAAAAGATATTAAACGACATATTGAAGCCACATATTTAGCAACTGCTGATACAATAGTTAGAGATTATGATAAAATCGTTAATGAATTTTTAAAAGAATTTGGAACTTTAAAAATACCAGATAAATTTAAATCATTAACTAAAATAGATTTAGACACTATTACTGCTTTAAAATATCAAGCATTTAGTGGTTTTGAGGATTTGGCTAATAGATATTTAACTGAAATATCTGCAAATGTTTATCAAAATGCTATTGCTGGTCGTTCTTTTAGAGATATGGTTAAGGATATTAGAGGTAAAATTACAGGCGAAGTAGATATAAGGGGAAGACCTATGTCAATGTATGCTGGTCAAATAGCACATGATTCAGTTATGCAATTTGATGGTCAATTTACTATATATAAAGCCAAAAGTGCTGGATTAAAACATTTTAAATCTACAGGTTCACTTGATGATGCAAATAGAGATTTTTGTCGTAGGCATGTTGGCAATACTTATAATGAAAAACAAATTAGAGCAATATGGACAGGGAATTGGAAAGGCAAATCTAGTGGCGACCCATTTATAGTTAGAGGTGGTTATCGTT